CCTTGGTTGACTAGGTCGCGGACACAGGATATTTTTAGATCCCCTCCTGTTTACGTCCGGTGACCTTATTTGGTGTGAAACGTCAATCGTAGTGGCACTTACACGGCTGCCTGGTTGGCACCTTGGTTGCCAGTGGCACTCCATCCTTACCCCGCTTAACACGTACCGGTGGAATTAGCTTGAGGTTGCTGCCTTTGGGTAGTGACCCAGTGGTACGGGCTAATTCAACTGCAACACGGAACGGTGAAGAAGGTAGGACTTCAGACACAGACCATATAAAGTCGTGAGAGTGACCTGCGCCTACATTAAAATTGCCGAACTGTAAGTAGGACGGTGCTCCTGGCCAATCGGTTTCTTCAGTAACATCCCATATCATGTCAGTGGCGTACTTCGCAGAACCTGCACCAAGAACAGAGTTAATGGCATACAGGGTGGAAGCACGAACTGAGTCGTCAATTGTTAACGGACCTCCCGAAGTGAGAGGATCCTGCGCAGGGCTGTCAGAAGTCAGAGACACATGGTAAACACCCGGTGTTGTGACTGCAAGTTCATCACCTCCAGAAGCGGAGGTGATGCCGACGTTCATGATGTTGCGTATCACATCGGAGATTGTACGACCACCGTTGGTGATTTGGGTTTCACCTTCAGTTCGCTTCACCTGTAAAGGTTCAGCTTCATGTTTCTTCTGAGGTGTGATGAGTTGGATATCATATTCGACCCAAAGTTCACCTGCCCCTGCAATTTCCTGATCACAAGCCTTAATAAGGTTGACCTGCAAGGTGTCGTACATTTTAACATCCAGGTCAGGGTTTAAAGCCTGACCCCTGATGTAGTATGTACGGCTCTTGCGCAGGTTGCGAGGGGTTGATGTCATAGTGAAATTCGACCACCAGGACCCACGGACAGAGTCCTCAAAAGACATGAGCTCAGATTTGGACGCTAGGCTGTTGTCATCAGCTGCATCGTAATCTGGACAGATTGCAATGGAGCCATTGGTCCCGGTAGAAACTGATGGTACGTAGATTAATTTGAAAGAATGAAAGTAGTAACTCTCAAACCGTTGAGCAACGGCTGAAAGCCAGGGAAAGAAGTCTTCTAATCCCGGATTAACCTCAAACTTTTGAAATATTCCCGCACCATCAGGAGCATCGATGTCGGTGACGAATTCGCGGTGTTGGATTCGCATCTCACGAAGCACTCCCCTGTTTGTGACGATCGTTGTCCTTGCGGACGGCTGGGTTGTGTTCTGTTGGTTACCGAGGCCTTTTCCACGAGGAATCTTACGACGGCGGCTCGGTTTGACATTTCGTCGAGTTTTGTTTTTATTTTTTGTTTTTCTTTTTGGCATTTAAAACAACAAATAATGAGTGTGACTTAGATTAAAGAATAGTCAATTCTTGCGTCTGGACCGTCTCCAGCACGGCAGTTCGTCAACTACATTAAAGAATCTATCTTAATCATTTGGGCGACGTGCTCACTGTGGATAATGCAGTGCAAACCATAATCTCCCAAACACTCACGAAGCTGAGCCTCGAAAACAGCTTCGTCCCGTTCTGTTAAGCCATACAAGGCTTCGAATGACTCCCATGTCTCTCTCGTTGCCTTGTGCATGGCACCCTCCAAAATCATTTCCTCACCCCTGTCAAAAATTGCCTTAACAGTGGTGAGGCGCTCCAGACAAGCATGCACATATTTCCGTAGAAATGGTACATGATTTGACTCACCGAGGAGTGACAACAAAGTGCCCTTGAACTCGCCGCGGCGGGTCTCTTCGTCCTTGGGTTCTCTGGCCAGTGACCAGCCCAATTTCGCTAAGACCCTCCCTGGCTTACGTCCAACAGCATGATGTTCCCCGACAGGGTAAAATCTCCTGGAGAGGAACTCTGCCTCGATGACCTCGTTGGAACAAACCACCTTGACTTTGAATCCAAGTTTCTCCATATGTTCAGCCAGGAGAGGGACCACAGTATCAGGATCGACAGCCCCAACTTGAATTAAGGCTAAGTTGTCATCTCCCAAGGCAGCAATGGCGTACTGGTCGGGGGTGAGGCCAAGAACCCCCTCAAGGAAGGACTTGACCGCTATGATAGTAACCCTAGTGTTGCCACTTGATGTGTCATTATCACCGGACCTTCTGGTGAACCACAATACGTACTTGCAGCCTGTACTGTACCCTGTTATCTTAACCTTGGAGAACAAAATTTCAGGCCCATAATCCTCTTCATGGAGGCGCAACCATCTGTACCATTCTATCTCATCCTCTATGATTTCCGCTCCTTGACATAAGTCATACTTAGAGAAATCAGTTCCTAAGAAGAAGACCGTACCCAAGCGATCAAGGTGGTATCGTAACCACCAGTTAAACGTATTGGCGTTATAACCGGAACAATACCACCAGGGGGTAGTAGGGTTCATACAGAACTTCAAGGAGTAAGAATAAGACAAGAACCATGGACCGGTGGTGGGCTTCGTTTCCTCAACGACGCCCTGTATGTTTCGCGGTATCGAAGGTTCATATTCACGTGGAGTGATCTTATTCAACTTCTCACGCTTAACGAAAGCCTTGACCACAAAATGTCTTAAGGCGACGTAGCCCCCCAGCACTCTTTCTTTGGCTTTGAGTATCAAATTGCGTTTCTTCGGCGGGAAACGATTGAGGTAATAACGCCATGTCACAATCGGTTGATTGTAAACCTGGTCTGCCTCAAATGTCTCCGTTCGAGAACGCGGTCCATAAACAGTGGGGTAAATATCATGCTGCCAAAATCCAGCTGCCCAAGCCCAATATCCTTTAGTGGGCTTCACCGGTGGTTCTCTGATGGTCCGCCCCAATATAGCATGTTTTGCGTTATGGGCTGAAGTAGAGAATACTTCGGGTGCCGTTTCATCAAAAACGGGCCCAGTATTATAGACTCCTGGATTCCTCTTCAAACGTACAGTTTTACGGTGCGGTATGACCTTGAAGCTGTTGCCTGGGGCAATCTTGAACTGGTCAACATCGTACAGAGATTCAAAATCAGTAATGTACGCGCCAGGTGGTATAGGTCCTTGTGCGCGACGAGTACGACGATCTATTTCAACACTACGTTTGAATGAGTACCATTGTTCATACTTCCCCTTTTTGCTTTTAAAGACAAGAAGTGAAAGCAGAAACAGGCACAGGATCAGGACCACAATAATACTTACAGGTATAATTGCCAACACAGGATACTGAGGTTGAAGACAGTTAACCTGTGTCACAACGGCTAAAATACCAAACGTGGACCCGGGAATGATTAAGCCAGTCATTACAATCATTGCTACAAAGAGATACGTGTCGATCCAATAAGAACCGACAGTAAGCCCTGTAGCCACAGCAACAAGCAAGACACATGCCAGGACAAAGAAAATTTTTACTTTGTTCATTTTGTAAAAATCCCACTGCAACAGTTCATTATGACGATTGATTTTTGCCCTCTTGCCCAAGGAGAAGTACTTCTTGGTCCAAGAATGGGCATCCATGACCTTGTCAAGAATGACGGTGGCAAGGGGTGGTATGTTCAACAGTATCTGGAGATAATTTCCCATAGACTTGTACTCGGGCCTGGAACAATGCTTCTTCAGGTGCGTTAAAAGTGACATGTAATCATCCCTCTTCAAACTATGATCAATCATGTGCCTAACACCTTCAGCAAGCAAGGACCTCGGGATGGCATACTTTTGTGACTTGTAAATAAAGTACACAAAATGTCTCCCTGAGTAACGTAGAATCGCACGCTTCTTAATAAAAGCGTCAGCAATAGGTAAATCATCTTCATTAGCAAGAACTTGTTCGTCCCAATTCGGTACTTCAGGTGGGACGTCATCAGTCTGCACCAAATCAAACTGGAAAATAAGTGTTTTGCCAGTAGCGTCAACTTGGAACGGGGCTAGCTTCCATGCTAAAACGTGATCGCAACCATTCACCTCAACCCGGCAACATTCCTTATTGTGCATCCAACGGCACGCAGAATGTCGATAGGTGTGTGGTTCATTCCCTCGCACTCTCATAGTTACTGAAGGATCTACATCAGTGACGTCAGAGTCGTCAACTATGTAAGTTCCTTCATAAACACCATCACCAATGTGATAAATAAACCCAACATTCTCGTCGAAAACGTGCTGCAAAGAGTAACCTCTCTTAAGCGACGTTCTGCAGAGTATTTGGGCAATTTGCTCGGGGGTGTTATAGTAAATGGAGTGTATGAACATAGCTCCAGTGACGTTATCGACATGGTTGCAGGATGCCGCGCTGCATCCGCAAAAAGTCCATCCCTGGAAATTACCGTCACGTGTGGCGCTAATAGTGCTCTGAGGATAAGCACGGCGCCAATCTTCAAGTTTTACCTTGACACGTGGGCTGTTACCATGTTCACAAGAATGCACATCAGGTCGGTAGTGGTTCCTAAAAGAACCACCAACGTCCAGCACAAGCGGGTTCGGCTTGTTGTAATCATTCTTAATAGCATTGTAAATTAAGCGTTCCCCTTCCTGGCGCACCAACTTGCACACAATATGAGGGTGTTCGTTTTTCTTATTAGAACTGCGAACAACCCTGTTCTTGAAGACCTGTTGCAAAACCTTGTGTTGCTTAGAATTGATGTAATGCTTGGAAAACAAAACGGATTTTTGAGGTTTGAACGGTACCTCAACCGGCCGCTTTTTCTGCGGTCTTACTAACTGGTCACCACTGCCGCCAGCTCGGCGCCCATTGTGTGGGTTCTGGGGATAAGATCTGGGCAATGCACGTCCACGGTTAGGACGTGATCTTCTCGGTTGCTGTCGCCTTCCCCTTCGGCCCCCCCGGCCCCGCATCCTGGCCTGTGGCCGTGGATGTGGGAGCGGTGGTGCACTGGGGCGATCTCGGACATTATTACCGTGCCCATCTTGCGCTTCATTGATTTGGATAATTTCTTCCATCATGAAGCATGTAACGCATAACCCGGCGTGGGGACAAA